GACGAAGAGACGACTACACAGACGGCGCAGTTAGAATACCAGTTAACTCAGCAAACCCGTAGGAGATAAATTATGGCAATAACATCAGCAATATGTTCAAGTTTTAAACAAGAACTTTTACAAGGTAAACACAATTTTAGTTCATCAGGTGGTGACACTTTTAAATTAGCATTGTTTACAAGTTCTGCTTCTTTGGGTGCAGCAACAACAGATTATTCAACTTCAAATGAAATTACAAATACATCAGGAACAGCTTACACAGCTGGAGGTGCAACTCTTACAAGATCAGGAGTTGGTTTAACAGGAACTACAGCATTCACAGATTTTAGTGATGTTACATACACTTCAGCTTCTTTTACTGCAAACGGTGCAATGATTTATAATACAACTACAGCAACAGGCACAGGTACAACTGACGCTGTAGCAATTATTGCTTTCGGTGGTGACAAAACAGCAAGTAATGGAACTTTTAAAATTGAGTTTCCTGCAAACGACGCGACAGCAGCAATAATCAGATTAGCGTAGGAGGTCGACCATGTCGACAACTTCAGGATGGGGCCGGTTAACCTGGGGACAAGCTAATTGGAATCAATCTACAACTTTAAAAACAGGATGGGGAGCTCAAGCTTGGAGTGGTGATGGAGGTTGGGGTGATCTTTCTGATCAAACAATTTCTTTAACAGGTTTATCAATTACATCTAGTATAGGGACAGTTGATGTACCTGATGTTGTTCTTACATTAACAGGTCAAGAAATTACATTAGCACAAGGTGAATCTTTTGTTCCTGTGGTCCTTGAAGAAAGTTTATCAGCAACATTCTCAGTTGGTTCATTAACAGTAAACGATGTAACTATGGGCTTAACAGGCCAAGAAGTTACAGCAGTGTTAGGTACACCAGTCGTAGCTGACATGACTGTTGGAATGACAGGTCTTGATCTTACTTTATCTCAAGGCACAGCATTTGCTCCAAATGATACTGTAATTATTTCTGGTCAAGAAATAACTTTAACACAAGGCACAGCAGTTGGATCATCTTCTCAAGAGGCAGACTTAACAGGTATTGCAGCAACATTTAGTTTAGGTTCTGTAACCATTCCTAACGATACAGTTATTGTTTCTGGTCTATCTATGGATGTAACTTTAGGCTCTATTATAGGATTAGGTGGGGCATTAGTTCAACCGACAGCTCAAACAATAACATCTAGTGTAGGATCTTTAACTGTAGAAGAAGGTTTAGGATTAACAGGAATATCGTTTAGTGCTAGTTTAGGAACGATTTCATTAACAGATATTACAGTGGGATTAACTGGACTATCAGCAACGTTTAGTGTAGGAACTGTAGACATATTTGCTTATGGCGATGTTGACACTGGTTCTAATACATCGTATAGTAATATTTCAACGGGTTCGAATTCTTCATATTCGAATGTTGCAACTGGATCAAATACAAGTTATAACGATGTAGCAGCGTAGGAGAATTTTTTATGGCATCAACATACACCCCTCTGGGTATAGAAAAACAAGCAACTGGTGAAAATGCAGGAACTTGGGGGACAAAAACAAATACAAACTTAGAAATTGTAGAACAGATATCTGGTGGTTATACAACTCAAGCAGTAACAGATGGATCAGATACAACTCTTTCAGTATCAGATGGATCAACTGGTGCAACTCTTGCACATAGAGTTATAGAATTTACAGGATCACTTACAGCATCTAGAAATGTTACAATACCTTTAGATGTACAAAACTTTTATTTTTTAAA